GCAAAATTAAAAAACTCCTACCATTTTATTGATAGGAGTTTCATTATTAAATTATGTCAACAATATTAATAAGCTTCGTCTGTTGTTTCAACTAAAGATTTATCGTTATTGATAGGATTTTCACTTCTATCGTACTCTTTAATCTCTGTATTAGTCGTAAATTCTTGAACTCCGTATTCACCATGAATATTATTTAAGAAATTAGCTAATTGATACATAGAAGTATCTCCTATTTTAGCTTTAGTATCAAATTCTAAATAATTCTTGTCTTGAGAATCCTTTAATATACCTTCAAAATCTTTAGAAACATAATTTCTGTAGAACTTCATATATTGAGAAGGGCAGAATGTTTTAGTACTGATTTTTTGATATTCTTTAGTTTCTGAAACTCCATCTACATCTACATCTTTAGTTGTAACTCCAAATTGAGCCATTACTGAATTATCTTCAAAATCAGCTATCAAAGAATTTAATTCTTTCATATCTCCATTCCAAAATCTCTTTTCATTTTCTAAAAATAGAGTAGATTCAATGTCAAATGGAGAAATATTTGTCCAAGCTGCAAGAAATTCTAGTAAACTAGCTTCACCTTTTTTAGCTACTCTGTAATTTAAACTAAATTTCTTTTTACCTGGAGTCATTTTAAACCAATCTGGTAAGTTTTCTTCTGAATCTACATAAGTTGACTTTCCATGTTGAGTAACATACTTAGTTTTACCAGTTGCAGAAACATCATCTATTCCATAGATAGTAAAGTTTAAAGGAAATATTTCATCCGTTTTCAATTCTTTAACCCAAGCAGTTACGTTTAGTTGATTAGTGATAACTTCATCTTCATATTCTTCTCCTACACTATTCTTTTTTTTAACTTTAATTGTAACATCTTCTTTTAGATATACAAATTCATCCTTTGGTACATAATCTTCATCTCTTTCTATTCCTAATACTTTATCTAACTGCTCACGAGTTGGACAAAAAACAATTGGTGTGATTACACCAACTCCTACAAATAACTGTTTTTCTGTTGATTGATTTTTATTAACTTTCATTTTTTAATTTTTTTATTTTTTCTGTTTAAAATTTCTATTTTTTCTTTTTTATAATATCTCCATATAAATCCTTTTACTGTTAAAATATTATTTTCTTGACAACATTTTGAAATATTTGTAGTAAATGCATTACATTCTTGAGCAGCTTCAGTGATTGAATTGAATTCTTTTATGAAACTACCTTCTAAATTATATTGGTAAACTTTTATAATATGAGCTTCTCTACTTTTTTTAAAAAAATTATCTGATGGTCTTCTTCCTTTTGCAAAAATTTTTAATTTATTTCTTTGTACATCAGAAATTACTCTTTCAAAAGAACCATCTCCTCCATTTGTAAGATTTACTAAACTTCCCTTATTTAAATTTTTTCTACCATATAAATCTATAAATTCTTTTTCTTTTTCTAATATAAATTTTAAATCTTCTGATTCAATTAGAAAATCTACTCTAATATTTTCTTTTGATTTATTATAAATTCTTTTCCAAAACTTACTTCTTTGTTTAAAATCATAAGCTCTTTTATATTTATATTTTACACCAGTTTTACACTTACTTCCAATTCCTATATAGAACACTTCATTAGTATCAATTCTAACATGACGATATAAATAATATTTTCCTTCTTCAGTTATCAATCTTATGAATTTTTTATGAATAGTAGTCTTCTAAACATTTAAAAATATAAGCTGCATCATTTGGTATTTGAAGTAAGTTATTTCCTTTTGAATCTGGAAATAATCCTTCAGGTGTTTTAGAAGAAGTATCTTCTTCAAAAGTTTTAAGGAAATACTTTGGTTTATTATCTTCTAACTTTTTTCCTCCAAATAATACACATACATAATGAGATTCAATTCTACCTTCAAACTCTTTCCCATGAACTTTAGCTCTTTTCTGTTTATATCCTTCTACTACTACAGAATCGTCATGAGAATTTACAATGATGTCTTTTTGAATTGATTTCATTAAATCTAGATATCTCTTAACTTGAGTATTGTAGTTAGAATAAATGTCAAAACCTTTAAAATTCTGTTTCATTTCTGAATGTAAAGTATCAAATGCCATTGATTGAGAATCAATAATGATGTTTTTAATTTCAGGATTGTTTCCGTAATCTTCTAAACATTTAATAAATCCAGCCCAAGTTTTAGGTTTTCCATGCCATTTAAAATCTCCTTTAAAAGGTAATGGTTTGGCTTCTGAATTAATTAACCCAGTACTTTGTAAATCTGCTGTCTTACTTAAAAATGTTTTTCCATATCCACTAGGAGATATAACTAAAATCTTTCCAAAGGTTGATCTTTCTTTTTTTTCTTCCATATTTTTTGTTTATTTTATTGTGTAAATATACAAATTCTTTTTCAATTTACAAAGTTAAGATACTGTCAACTTTTCTCTAATTTGCTCTAAACTAACTTCTTTTACAAGAACTCCATCTTTGAAGACAGTTTTTAATAAACCTTTAGATTCTTCTTCCCAAGTTTGTTGATCTTTACAGAATACATTTCCTAAAGCATCATCAATAACTTGTAAAAGTCCTTTTTTAGATTTCTTTTCACCACTATCAGTAATAGGATCTTTGAAGATTTCTCTTGCTTCTGTTATTTTCTTAGTGAAATTTGGATTGTTTAAATCATGATGATTTAATTCCTCAGTTGTAATTTCACCATAAGTAGCTTTCATAGCAAATCCAAATGTATCTCTGGTGTTGTATTGATAAGTGTAACTTCCAATTCCAAATATAATATTTGTAGAAGCAAAACCTTTAGCTTTAAGTCTTTCACAAATAGCTTCAGCTCTTTCTAAAGTGATTGAATCACCATAAATAGCTCCAATATGAGAATCTAAGACTTTATAACCTTGTTCATTAATAGTACCACCAAAGATATTCCAAAGAAGTTCAATTACACCTTTATTTTGAGGAGTTTGTTTATTAAAATAACTTCCTTGAGTAACATCTCCACAAATAATATCTACTGGATCACCAGAGTCAGGTCTAATTACTAATTTACCATCTCTTGCTAAAACTTCTTCTTTAAGTTGAGGTAAATATTCTGTACATACTTTCCATAGATCCCAAGTGTCACTTACTACAGATAATATTCCTGTTGGATATAATTTTAATAATCTTTTAAAAGTTTCTATTTCACTCTCTTTAGTACCCATACACATAACACTATGTTCAGTGGCAGGTACAGAAGCACCAATAAGACCATCTGCATTGTAAGATTTTTCAAGCTGATAAATTGCTGGAATAGTATCTGTACCTGTAAAAGATGTAAGATGCCCCATACCAGATAAAATTGCAGATTCAACAGAAGACATACCTCGCATACTAAAATCATGCCCTTGCCATTAAACACCTTCTGTATTTCCTGTAGTTTCTTTTGCATATTTACTTAGTAATTTTTTATACTCATAAGCTATTGTAGCTGAAGTGATTGGTTGCCACAAAGTACATGAAAGTAATGTTTCTAAATAATTAACTAGCCATCCAAAATCAGGATGTGTGTTAGTTATTGTCAAACAAGGAACTCCAATTGGACAGGCTGTACCTTCTTCTAAAGCTTTAATTTCTATAGGAAGGTATCCTAAATCCCATAAAGCTTCTATATGTTTTATATCTACATCAATATGACGTTTGTATTCATCAATTATAGAATGTTTTTTACTTTCATCTCTTTGGGTTCTCCATTCATCGTTTCCTAAATGTAATTGATAATATCCAAAGAAATTTTCATTAAATTGTTTTATTAAATATTCTTTAATGAAATGTTGTAATCCAAAGAAAATAACACTATCTACACCTTTTATTCTACTCTTTCTAGGAGTAAAGTTAGAATATAATTTAGTCATTCCTTCAGGATACATTTTTGTATGATGGACTTTATAAAAGTCTGTTAATAATAATGGATTCATAATTTATTTTGGTTTATAGTGAACAATTGTTACGTTCATGTCTTTTAATTGTTCTTTAATAATTGTTTTTACGTCTTTTTTCCATCCTGCTATGTAGTAATGATATTCTTTATCATCTATAGATAGTTTAGTATAATCCCAAATTCCACCTGCTAAATGACATCCAATCAAAGGTAATCCAATATGCTTACCCTTAAATATGTGATTAATTTTTCTTAAACATAAAGTTAAAGCTTCGTAATCAAGTGGTTTAGATACTCCATCTGTATGATTAGTTCCATACATAAATTGAGTATATGCATTTACTATAGATAAAGAAGATTTTAACTCTTTTCCATCAATATACTTTATTGTATGATATTGTATTTGACCAAGCTTATTTATATCTCCTTTATATTTTTTATCTTCTAAAGTATATATGGCTGTTAGTGTATTTACACCAAATGCATTTTGCATCTGAGGAGCTATTCCTGCCCCCATAGTACAAAAACAATTACAACCATGAGCTATAACATCAAATTTACCTTGTCTAGCAAGAGAAATTAAATCACCTTCTATTTCTTCGTATTTCATTTTATTTTTTCTTTTATTTTTTTCATTAAATCATTTATAGTGTTAAACAGAGGGATATCGTAATGACTGCAAACAATTTCAACATTTCCTTTTCTATAGAATCCATCAGGACAACAAACTAATAATTTCCCAGAAGAAGCATATAATCCTAATTCTAACAATGAAATTGGAGATTTTGAATCTTTTAAAAAATTCATAACTATTATATTACACATATTTAATCCGTTTAATTCCCAATTTACTTGTTCATTAAATTTTGGATTATTTATCTCTTGCTTCCAATCAGAATTCCACTCTTTTCTTCTTGGATTATAAATATCTACTTTATAATCTTCTAATTCTTTAATAATATTTGATTGCCAATCTTCACTAATTCCCATTTCTATAGTTCCTGCTAAAAATATAGATTTATATTTTCCTTTAATTATTTTATCAGGTGCTTCAAATATCATAATAAAATTATTTTTTGTGTTAAAATAGAATCTCTTTGACACATTATATCATGTTGAAATCTTTCGTAAAATTTGTAATTAGAAGTTTCAAATGCATGAATAAACCATCCATGTTCTTGAAGTTTCTTAATATCTTCTATAGAAAACCATTGATATAATTTTTCTAAAGAATCCACAGCAGATAACCAACCAACTAATTCTTCATCAAAATCCATTCTTAATTCATTATTTGTACAAAATTTAAACTCATTATGAATTAATCCACTAAATTCTCCTTCAAATTTGTACCATAAACCTTGTTTTGTTTGTTCGTGATTTACTCTATAAAATGTCTTCATTTTTCATTTTTTCTAATATTTCTTTTTTGTGGTTAAATAAAGAATTATAATTTACATTTAAAATTTTACTAATTTTATGTAAACTATTTCCTTCTCTATATAATCTTATTATTTCATTTTCTATTTCTCTATAAAAATTACACCCTTTCGTATCTTCTAAAATATTTATCCATTTTCTATCTAAATAACTAATTTTTAATTCTTGAGCTTTTTTCTTAATTTTTAAAATATTTTTATGTCCACTAATTCTAAATAAAGCATAACCTCTATTGTTTATTAAAACTTTTGAATCAATATTTAAATAATTTTTAAGAAAGCTTTGTATTATAGTTAAATTTTCTAACCAAGTATGATAAAGTTCAATTTTAAGCTGACTTGCTTTATTTTTTCTAATTTCTATACAACCATCTGCATCAATTAACCCAATAATATAACTAAAGAATAATTCATCATGTATAGTTGGAAATTTGATAGAATTTTGCGTTTTATTATTAACAGAAACTCCAAGTTTTGTTTTTAATAATTCAAAATTTGAAGAATCTCCGATACATAGAGTTGAATAATTATTTTTTATTTGAATAATAGAATTTAGTTTATTAGATAATTTTAATAAATGATTTAAATCATCTTTATGAAGAGTCACTCTTAAATAAGATTTACTAAAATTTCCATCACCTATAATAAATCCATACCAATACCAATTTTCTATAGTATCATTTAATAATGGTGAGAACTTATTTTCAAATCTATTTCCATAATCTAATTTTAATACTTTAGTTGCTCTAGATTTAATTGACTGATAAGTTCTATCTAAATTTTCAGCTATTTTTTTAGTTCTAATTTTACCATAATTTTCTAAAAGATAATTATTTTCTTTTTCTGTCCAAGGTTTTTGTAATTTTTTCATTAGTATTTGTTTTTCATACTAATATACTGATAATAGATGATAAAAAATAATTTTTATGAAAAAAGTTTAATTGTATTCAAATTTTCTAAGTTGTAATCTATTCCTTTTGAGTCTGTAGTGAATATTTTTGTAAAATACTTTTCTAGTTCTTTATTAGGATTATTAATAGTTGTATGAGATACAGCCAAGTAAAGTTTTCCAACATTTCTATTTTGTAATAACTTTGCTAATCCTAAAAAAGTATTACCTCCAACAAGTATGTCATCTACAATAAGAATATCTTTTCCTCCAAAATCTTGTCTATCAACTAGTTGAGTTAATTTGTGAGTTTTTGGATTTCTTGATTTACTTGCAGAACTTG